TTGCTGCTTCTATATTTTTAAGTAAATTTTCTGCTTTTATTTTCTTTCGTTCTTCAGGAGTATATTTTGCTTTAGTCATTCTTCTTCTAATTCCAAAATAATAAAATATGTATAACACTTTGGAGTTAGAAAAAGCATTAGTACCTTAGCTTACTATGGATATTATCTTTTATTGAGTTATAATCGGAATAGTTCGCTCCGTCAACCGTATTATCATCTCCAAACACTTCGGAGTATCCAGAACGTTCAAGGATTTTATTTTTAATCTCAAGTTGCTTCTTTTCTTTATTGATGCGACGAATAAAAGCGTAGTGAATGATTTGCGTGAAATATGCGAAAGGATTTTGAGACTTCTCTGGGTCAAAATTGTGAATATACTGAACAGAGTTCTCAATCCCATCAGAAATCATATCTTCCTTAAACATATAATTAACGAAGTTTGGTTTGAATGAGAGGTGATTAGCAATCTTTAGGAAACACTCTCCAATGTAGCGAGGAATAGGAGGTTTTGTATCCCAAGTTGTAGCACGATCCTCTTTAGTTAATTCTCTTCCATACTTCCTAATGAAACTTATCTCTACATCCTCACGGTACTTAATGAGAGCAGCAAGAAACTCTTTATTGTTTACATAATGCTCTGACCTCTTTCTTTTGGTCATAACTGCTGTGGTAATCATAAGTTTTTATCATTATTATGTATAGATTATACCACCTACACGAATACTTGACAAGGTGTTCAAAACCATGTACAATAACCTTTGTCGGGGTTGATAGGGACAGATTAGCTACTTTTATAGAGTTTCTCTAAGAGCTCTTTAGCGTCCTTAACGTTAGATATATAACCCATTCTACGATTTATCTTAGACTGGTTATTTCTTTCTTTATCAGATTGACGAACATAAGTTTGATACATCATAATCATTTCAATATCAGAAGATTCTGAAAGAGTTAAAACGTCATTAAGATTAATAATAAACATATCTTCCTTGGTTGTTTTAATCCAGGGTTCTACCTTATATCCAACTATTCCTGTTCTGCCTTTAATCTCACATATAACGATAGGATTAGAAATTATAAGCATAGTTCTATCATCCTCCTCAGAAGCTGCTACTTTAGCAAATATTTCTTCGCCGGATTTAAGTTTTATTGTGGCAAAAAAATCTTCTTCAATCATTTCTTCTTAAGTTGTACTGTAATAATTTCATAGTTAAACTGTTCTTCGTTGTATATGCGAATTCTTTCTATTAAGTGGTTTAATGTATAATTTTTTCTGGAGTTATAAGTACAATCATCGGAAATATCATAAAGAACCGCTTTTACTTTATTTTTACCTTTCCTCAAAACCCTTCCAATTGATTGTAAGTTTCTAATCCTGGATTTACTTGGAGAAGCAAAAATTACATTGTGCAAATTTTTAATATTGATGCCAGTACTAAAAGTGCCATAAGAAGCAACAATAATTGCATTATCTTCTCTCTCTGTAATTTCTCTAACTAATTCTCTTTCTTCAGTATCAACTCCACCATGAATAAAAAATACTTTGCGGTCACCTCGCTTGTTATTATTTATTCTTTCATATAAAACCGCACCATGTGCCTCAACTCTAGAAAAAAGCACAAGAGTATTTCCCTTTAAATCTAGTGAGAGGTTTGTGATAAATTTATTTCTTTGCTCTTGTGCAATTAGATATTGAATTTCATCTTCGTAGGTTTCAAACCTTTGAGGAGAATGCTTGAGAACAATGCATCGAATATCTAGTTGAGAAATATGCCCCTGCTGCATCAGCTCATAAGTTCTGGTAACCTTATATGAAGGTCCAAATAGTCCTTCCAAAACCCATTTGTGAGTTTGGGTTCCATCTAAAGTGCCTGTAAATCCAAAACGATACTTTGCGTGGTGTAGTTTAGTCATAATATCAACCAAGGACTTGCTCTTGAATAAGTGAGCTTCATCCCCTATAACTACATTATAGTCCTCAAAAAACGAACGTTCTAGTTTATAAATTGATTGCCAAGTAGTAATTGTAACTGAGTGTTCGTTCGTTTTTTCTCTACCAGAATAGATACGGTGGCAATATGAATCAACATCCCAACCATAATCTTGGAAATCCTTGTACATCTGCTCTACAAGGGATGTCGTTGGAACAACTAAAAGAATTTTTTGTCCTTTATCTACATAATACCTTACAAGGGAGTAAATCATTAAGGATTTACCTGAGGCTGTGGGTGATATCAATAATTTTCTATTATGCCTTAGAGCATCGTATACTCCCTCTATTTGATACTCCCTTGGAGAGTGGGAACAAATAGAAGACATATAATCCTTCACGCCTTCATATGAAATACCTTCATTCACTTCAAAAGGTAATCCATAGAATTTGTTTTCTTTAAATTCGTATGTGTAATTGTGAAGAGTTAATTTATCGATTACTTTATCAAGTAATCCTGCATAAATCTCTCCAGTATGAGTACTTAATAGTCGAATCTTTCCATCCCAGTGTCTGCTTCTGTACTGAGACATAAATTTTGCAGATTCGACTTCAAATGTAAAATAAGGTTGAAGTTCGTATAAAATATGAGATTCACAATGTAGTTTAATGTAAACCTCATTCTTTTTTTCAATAATTACATCACTCATAACATTATGTCTGCTATGAGTATTTATTTACCCCAAACCAGCAGTAAATCTGATAAAATCAATTGCGTTCTTTATTTGATAGTTTCTCTGAAGTATCTGCTTTAAAATACTTTCAATATAAGTAAGCATTGTATCGTAATAATCTATTTTTAGGCATATTGTTGAAAGTTTTTCGTCTGCGTCAAGATACTTCTGCATCGTATCTTTATCGCGAATCTTTTTGGGGAATGGATTTTCTACATATACTTCTGGGTCCGATTTTCCAGAATAATATTCATATCTTTCATGACGAATATTTCTTTTTTGTTGCTCTGCTTTTTTCCGTAAAAGGAATATTGTATTATATAATTCAAAATATTTTGCATGAAGAATGGGAATATTTGTAGACTCTGTATGGAGATTATCCATATCAATTTTTGAATCCTTTTCCCACATTGCTTGAATTGTATCAAGATCTAAACTCATAAAGGTTTGCCGCCAAGATCTACTATATCGTAAATAGTATACTTGAAACTTACATCTGCTGTAAAGTATTGAATGTCTGTTGCTGTAGCATCAAATGATAATGTTGAAATAGTATATGGAAATAAGTCTTTAAAAACCACTTGGAAGTTTGGAAGAGAAGAACTTGATAATACTTGAAGAGTTCCATCCGAATATATGTTTTGTCTATCTTGAGAATAATTTCCCTGAACAATTCCTTTTTGTTCTAATTCCGCAAATTGACTCAATCTTTCCGGGAATCCAAGACCTCTAATCCAATTTTGAATGCACATATAGTTTTCAAGATTTTCATCAACAAGAAATCTTAATGTTAAATCTCCAAAGTCTATAATGTCTCCTGGAGTTGGAAGCATTTTTGTATAAGATGGCTGTATTGCAACGCCAAGAGTCAGTTCTGGTATATTTGCTTGATTGCAAAAAAATGCTACTTTGGGTTCTCTTGATAAACTGAATTTAAATCCTGTAGGAGATAAAAAATTTCTATTTTCTGGCTGTCCTGCTACCATGTTTTTTTAAATATTTAGATAAAAAAAGGACCCTTTCGGGTCCCTTGGAATTTAATGTTAATAATCTTCACATTAAATTTTTGACCGCCACGCGACGATAGTAACGGTTAGCGTTAACAGTAAGAGCGCCGAGACCCTGAGTTTTGCCTTCAGCAAATGGGTTAGCAACAAGACCATAACGAGTCTTGAAGCCAATCTTAGGCTGGAAGCTGTTCTCACCAACGGCACGTACCATTTGGAGAGGAACATATGGGCAGTAGAAGATACCAGCGTCATAAGGAGAAGAGCCCTTATAACCGACAACGTAGTACTGATTAGCTGGAGCGCCGTTAGCAGCAGTTAAGTTAGCCGAATATGGGTCAATGTAGACGCGGAATTTGCCCATTAGAGTACCAGCAAAGGTGTTGCCGGTATCATCAACAGACAGGTTAGCGTTGAGTGCAGGGGTGTAGTCGAGAACACCAGCCATAGTCAGTGCCGAAGCAACGTCAGCAGAGCACATGATGATGTTGCCCTTCCCGCGACGAGTTCTCTGAGCAATTGCGTTCGCATCTCTTTCGATTTGGAACAGAAGACCCTTGAACTTCTCAACCGACCAACGACCATTGGAGTCAACGTCGAGGTCAAATACGCCAGGAGTTGCAACGTTTTGTACAGCACCCTGTTCAGCAACCTTGTAGATGGTTCTGATGACTTCGCGGTTGATTTCAGCAAGAATCTCAGTTGAGAGAATGTTTGCGAGTTCTGCTTCAGCATTTAGACCGTGGATTGCCTTGAGGTCTTGAGCGAGTTCTAATGAATACTCAGCTTTCAGAGCGCGTGACTTTGCAGTAACAGTGACTTTCTCGATCGAGAAAGCCATCTGGTTAAATTGACCAGAATCTCCTCCAAGTTGCTCTGAATCGCCAGTAGTCATTCCTTGACCAACATTGTAGTCTAGGTTAGTACCACCAGTGTTTCCTGCAACTGGGTTCAGAACTGATGGGTTTGTGCCGCTTTGTGCGGTAGTACCCATACCAGAAGTAGCAGAACTAAATCCAGTTCTACCATAGACAGAATCTTGTCCCGAGAAAGCAGTATCTACTTCATCATAGAAGGTCTCAGTACCGTTCTGACCAGTATAGCGAGAACGCATTGCGAAGATGAGTCCAGTAGGACCACTCATTGGTTGAACGCCAGCGAGGTCATAAGCGACCAGGTTAGGCATTGAACGACGAATGAGTGAAATCAGAACTGGATCAAAACCTGCGGTAGGACCACCAGCAGCAGAAGATCCACCAAATGCACCTGAAGCACCAGCAGCATTGCCGGAGTTGGTGATTGGTGCTTCCATCAGGTTGCCGATTCCACCTGAATTAAATGCTGACTCCTCTCTGAGGAATTTTTCTTGGTTTTCGAGCAGGACAGCGGTTACAGCTCTACGATGAGAATCTTTGATTGGATCAAGACCCTGATAGTCTAAGAGAGGTGCCCACTTTTCCTGCAGATGTTCGGAATGAAACATTTGCTTTTTACCTTTTAACTAAAGTGCGTTTTTGTGTTTGAATTATATTAAATTCAATTATTTGCCGAATGCTGAAAGAGTTCTGAGATATGCAGCCATTGAATCCGAATACATTTCGGGTGCAACATCTACACCTTCAGACAGTGTTTCAGTCTTAGCAGATGGAGATACTACTCTTGAAGAAAAATATGATTCCTTCAAAGTCTCCAGTTTTTCACGATATTCTTCTTCACTTTCAAACTCAACACTTTCAGCAAGTGAAGCGAGCTTGTCTCTCTGCGTGTCTGCAAGACCAGCAGCGACTTGTTCAAAGATTCCTACCGAAGCAGACTCTGCGAGACGCTTGTGGAGGGAAACATTCTTCTCAATTTGCTCGTTGAGTTTTGTCTCCATTTCATCAAGTTTTTCTACCATACTCTCAAGTACATCATATTTTTCTTCAGGGATTGATACATAATGCTCTTCAAAAAGACCCTTCATTCCTTGAAGGAATGATTCGGTCATTTCGGTCTTAAGACCTTGTTCAATGGTAAGTGCATTCTCTTCGAACCACTCACCAGACACATACTCAAGATATGCGTCTACACGCTCTGCAAGTTCAGTCTTAATTTCTTCGACTTCTTCTGCAAGAACAGCAGCATACTGCTCTTCAAGAGTTTCCTTGATTTCAACAACCTTAGAACGAATAGCAGCCTCAAAGATAGTACGTGCTTTCTCTTGAAACTCTTCTGAGAGTTCTTCGCCAGAAAGAAGAGCATTTACATCTTCTTCAATATCATACTCTTCTTTCCTTACTTTATCCTCATCTTCATCTTCTTCATCTTCTTCATCATCTTCATCTTCTTCATCTTCTTCATCTTCTTCCTTCGCCTCTACAATTGCATCCTCATCATCAATTTCTTCTTCAATCATATCTTCATCTTCGAGTTCTTCCTCTTCTTTGTGAAGACCTTTCATTGCTTCAGCAGCTTTTGCCCCCTTGTTTACAACATCCTTAACTTGCTTAAGGGTTGCGCCAGGTGTTTTGAGTTTTGCCGAATCATCGTCTGAACGATAATTAGAAGGATCGGGACCGCCAAGATCTTCCCAACTAGCAGTTTGGCCATCAGGAATTCCTGTGGTTAGTTTTGGCATCCCTTCTGCCGCTTTTGCATTTGCATTTACAGCGGTTCTGGATTGCTTTGTGCCTACTTCCATTTCTTGTAAATCTCCACGAGACATTTGAACTCTCCGTTTAACCTTACGTTATAAACTATATTTATTTATAATTAAATAAATTACAATGAGTTTAAGAACTCATTGAATAAACTCAACTTATACTCTTCCAAAAGTCTTTGATCGACTAATGTATTAATTTTCTTTTTAGTTGATTCCATTAACCAATCGTTTCGTGAAACATCATAAATCCATTCAACACCCTCAAGGATTCCCTGAACGAAAGCATCAGGTGCAGAAGGATCGGCAACAATATCTGCAGCAGTGGCAAGCATAAAGTCTTCACCGACTTCGGTATATCCTTCATTATTTTGCCTTACTGATCCAATACCGCGAGAAGAAACTCCAAGGGTTACTCCTTCTTTGAGAAGTGACTCTGCAATTTTTCCCATTGGAGTTGAAAGAATTTGTGCCTTCCCAATAAAGTTATTTCCTTTTTGTTCTAGAGAAACAATCTTATGAGAAACTCTGTCAAGATTTACAGTTGGACCATCAGGGTGACCAAGTTCTCCAAGAGCACGACCTTTATTTACATACTGCTCAGTATAACGCTTAACCTCTCTTTCCATAACGGGTAGGCGATACATTCTACCATTACGATTTACTACTTCAGTTTGGAGAAAAGGTCCTTGAATATAAAGAGTTTTTTTACCATTTACTGTTTCAGTAAGAACTTCTACTGATTCAATTTCTTCGGTGATTAGTTTCATTTTTCTTAGTTGGTAAATCCTACTTTAGCGGCTTTAAT